GAGAAGGGGATCGTGATCCGCGTCGAGGCCGGAGGACAAACGCAAAAGACCACGATCGGCGGCGCGGGGGCGAACCGCGGATCCGTGCTAGAGGTGTCGGCGTGACCTGGATAACCGACACCTTGCAAGCGCAGCTGAACGGGACGACGATCCACGTCACCGAACGCGTGTATCGTTTCGGCCGCGAAGTCGCGCTCCATCGCTTCGTCGGGAAGGATGCCCCCTACTCCGAAGACACGGGCAAGTTGCCCGAATGGTACGCTGTCCAGTTCGTCGTGCTCGGCCCCGACTACATCCTCGACCGCGACACGGTGATCGCCACGCTGTCGGGGCCCGGGCCGTACACGTACACCGACCCGACGTTCGGCGACGTGCAAGTCGCACTCGATAGCGAAGTGCAAATGACCGAGCGATTCGACGGCGTCGCCGAGTTTCAAGTGACGTTTCACCGCGCGCTCGACATCGTCGGCGTGTTCATCACCGAACCGAGCGCGGCGGCGAAGGCCGCGGCGGCGCTCGTGATTGACAAGGCGGGGAAAGGGCTCGTGAAAAAATGGTCGCTCGGCTCGCTCGTGAAAGCGATCTTGCGCGCGCTCGGGATGGTTGCCACCGCGCTGAACGTGGCGAAGGGGAAGATCGCGAGCAAGCTCGGCCTGCTCGACCAACTCGCCAACACGATCACGCAGATCAAAGACAACCTAAGCGACCTGATGAACGCGCCGCAAGCGTTGGTCAACGCGCTGAAAAAGATCGTGGCGGGTATCGTCGACCTGGTCAAGATCTGGAAAGACAAGACGCCGCCCGGGATCCCCGACGGTCTCGCGTTCGCGTCGGGCGACGACCGGGGGATCGACGCGCTCGCCGACCTCGGGGCCACGGTGCGCGCCATCCCCCGCGAAGCGGTCGACGAGTCGACACCGGACGGCGAGCAAGAGGCCGAGAACCTGCTCGCGTTGCACGAGGCCGTAAGTCAAATCGCCTTCGGGAACACGATCGCCGCGCTCGTCGACCTCGTGCCAAGCACGGCCGACAAGAGCGCGAGTGTGGTCGAGGATATCGTCGCATGGGCCGACGAACTGCTCGCCAGCGAGACGGTCGACCACGACACACACAACGCGATCGCCGATGCGAAAGCGCTCGCCGTCGACTACTTGATCACGAACGGGCACGCACTCCCGTCAACGCAGATCTTCGACGCGCCGTCGCCGATGCCGGCTTGTGTGATCGCGCAGATCGTGCACGGGATCGGAACCGCCGACGACGATATTACTCGGCGTAACGGCTTGCGGCATCCCTTGTTCGCGCAAGGGCGGCTCGGGGTGCTCACCACGTGAGCGACGCCGAACTACGCCTCGCGGGCGTCGCGTGTCCGTATTGGACGGAGGTCACTGTTCAGCGGTCGCTGCTACAGCTAGCACCGTCGTTCGACTTCCGTCTCGTGAACGCGGCACCGTCCGCCGTGCCCGTGCTCCCGTCGCTTCCGGTCGAGGTCGTGCTCGACGGCGCGACAGCGATCACCGGCTTCATCGATTCGATCTCGCACGTCGACCAGCCCACGGGCGGGACGTCGTTCGCCGTGCGCGGGCGGGGCAAAACCGCCGACCTCGTCGACTGCTCGGCGCGGCATTCGACGGGACGTTTCGTGCAAGCGGGCGCGCAAGCGATCTTGATTCAACTGTGCGAACCTTACGGGATCTCGGTCGAGGTCGATCCGACGATGGCCCCCGACGCGCTCGCGCGGTTGATCGCCGATATCGTCAAGCCGCTGAAAAAGTTTCGGCTTCGTGTCGGCGACACGCCGTTCGCCGCGATCGAAAAGCTGGCGAAGGAACGAGCGTTCCTCGTGTTCGAGTCGACTCGCGGAACACTCGTGATCACACGCGCGGGCGCGACCCCGACGACGATCATCGACCGCACACGCGGCGAGCAGTGGACGCGCGAGACCGACGAAAGCAACGTGTTCTCGGAGTACGAGATCCTCGGGCAACACTGGGGCTCGAACACGTGGAACGGCGACGACGCCCGCGGTGCTCGGGGTACGATCGCCGACGACGCTGCGACGCGCTTTCGGCCCATGACGATCGTGGCCGAGCGCTCGGTCGCGTCGGCCGACTTGACCGCACGCGCAACGTATGAACGCAACCAACGGCGCGGGCTCGCCGAGCGCGTCGGCGTGACGGTGAGCGGGTGGACCTACGCCCCCGGCTTGCTTTGGGACATCGGCCAACGCGTGACGCTCGACAATCCGTTTCTTGGCGTCACGGGCGAATTTCTGGTATACGATGTCGTGATGCGTCGCGATCGAAATGGCGCCACAACGGCGCTCACGTGCGCCCCGCCCGAGGCGTTCGAGCCGTTCGACCCCCCGAAGAAAAAGCCCGAGAAACGCAAGACGGGGAAAGCGCTCGACCCGCTGGCGATCGCACTCGCATCGCACACGCAACTGCTCGCCACCTTCGCGGCGAACCTCGCCGGTCTGAAGGCAAAGAAGGTGAGCAAGTGACCGACCTCCGCCAGTTGATCCTGCGCGGCGTGGTCAAGTCGACCACGCCGACGAGCGGAATCCAAGAGGTCACCGCGGAAACGCTCGCCGACGACGTCGACGGTATGGAGCACTTCCAACCCTACGGCCTCAGTGCGGCCGTGCCCGCGGGCGCCGAGATCGTTGCGGTCAAGATCGGCGGAGCGGACGATCACATGGTCGCCGTCGTCGCGGACGATCGAGCGAGCCGCCCGACCGACCTACTCGACGGCGAGGTGTGTCTGTACTCCAAGCACGGGCAACGGATCACGCTCTTGACCGATGGATCGATCGTGCTCGAACCGAAAGCGGGCCTCACGGTCAAGATCGGCGGGACCGCGACCGATTATATCGTGATGGCGCAGGCGTTACATACGTGGCTCGACGCGCTCAACACGGCGTGGACGCCCGTGGCAAACGACGGCGGGGCCGCGCTGAAAACCGCGTTGACTTCCGCGCTCTTGTCGTTCGTGAACGCCGTCAAGGCGACGAAAGGGCAAGTCGAGTGAACGAGCGCGACATACAAGCCCGCGTGGTCGCGTTGCTCCGATTTCACGGCGTGCTGTTTTGCCACCCCGCGAACGAGTCGGCCGGCCCGGTGCAATGGCACGCGCGCCGGCAAAGCGCGGGCGTGGAACCGGGCGTGCCGGATATCTTGATCTTCGACGAGCCGCGCTCGGCCCTGGAGATCAAGGCGTCGCGCGGGCGCTTGTCGGCCGAGCAGCAAACGTGGTTGCATTCGCTCAGTGAACGCGGGTGGCGCGCCGCCGTCGCGTACGGGCTCGACGACGCGATCGCGCAACTCCGCGCGTGGGGGTTCGTGCCGTGATCCGCTTCGAATACGACAACACGCTGCAACGCGGCGTGCTCCGTCGTTCGACGGGAACAAACATCGACACCGACGCGGGACTCGTGTCGAGCACGCACGCGTCGCTGCTCTCGAACGCGCTCGCGGCCCCGGGTGATCCCGTGCCGCACGGCCACGATCGGCAAGGGTGGGCGCTCGACGGGCTCGGACCGGACGGGCCGATCGGCTCGAAGTTGTGGCTTTTGATGGGCGGCAAGCTCCCCCCGAGCGCGCTTCTACGTGCGCAACGGTGGGCGGTCGAGGCGTTGCAATGGTTGATCGACGACGGCGTCGCCGAACGCGTCGAGGCCGTGGCCGAGCAGGTCGCCCCGGGCGTGCTCGGGCTCGACGTGCGTGTGCTCGTGCCCGACGTACCCGCGTCACGGTGGGTCGACATGTGGTTCGCGATCACCATGGAGGGCCGCTAAATGCCATTCGCACGCCCCACGCAAGCGCAACTCGTCGCGCGTATCATCGCCGACATCGAAACCGAACTACCCGGCGCCGATGCCCGCTTGCGACACTCGTTCGAGCGCGTGCTCGCGCGCGTGCTGTCGAAGCTGTCGCACTATCAGCACGCGCACCTCGACTGGTTGTCGCGCCAGTTCTTCGCCGACACGGCGGACGACGAAGAACTCGACCGGCTTACGTACGTCCACCGCTTGCCGGACGGGCAAGGCGGCGTCGGCCGCAAGATGGCCACGCAAGCGACGGGCACAGTGCAGGTGTCGGGCTACTCGCCCGGTGTCGTCACCGCGGGGGCACAACTCGCGCGCGCCGATGGGGCGCTGTTCACCGTCGACGAGGAGTA